AACCCTCTCTGCCAGCATTGGTTGGGTTACCACTACCCAGACTAAAGAACGTATGTTGACGTATATGAAGGACTACTTTGAACGCGGGATGATGGCGATCTACTCTGGCGATACGCTAGAGGAAATGAAAACCATGATCCGTGATGGCGGGTCTATAGAGGCATCAGGCCGTAACAAGGATGATAGGGTCGTAGCCACCGCCCTAGCCTCCGCAGCCTATGCCGAGCAGGTTCAACCTCGCCTTATCCAGATGGGTCATACCCGTGACCTGTCTAGGAAACTAGAACCGGACAATAGTCCAGAGGGCTTTGCAGTCAACAGAAATGTTGGTGATTACCTCAAGCGAATAGGATTAAATGAAAATCACTAAATTCAAGTCTTATTTGAAGATGGTGCAATCTACGGTCTATTCCGAACCCGATACGCCAAACTTCCATACGCCTGTCATCATCAAAGCCATCAATGACTTCATTCCACTTATGACACTAACCAAGGATGGGTTGATCCTTGACATTGGTTGTGGGCAAGGGGCGTTTATGACCGAGATGACTGCCCGTGGCGAGTACAACCTGGTTGGCGTTACCCTTAGTCCAGAAGATGCCATAGCTTGCCTAGCCAAAGGATTCCAAGTTCTTAATTGCGATTTCTCTGACATTGGGTACAAAGATAAAACCGCACAAATGATTTGGTGCAGACACGCCCTAGAACATAGCCCCTACCCCCTCTTTACCTTGTTTGAGTTCAACCGCCTCCTGCAAGACGATGGCTGGCTCTACGTTGAAGTACCCGCACCGAACCTTGAACGCTTCCATGAGAACAATCCCAATCACTACTCTGTCCTGGGCGATAGGATGTGGGCAAACCTATTCCGTACAGCAGGGTTTGAGATAGCCACCTACCAGCATATTGGCTTTGACATAACGGTAGATGATAAGAAGATGAATGAACTCTTTTATTGCTTTGTTCTCAAAAAGAATAAATCTCTACCATGTATCCAGTAATTCTCAGAAAACAACTGCAAAAAATAATCCAGCGGTTTTTTGCGGATGAGAACAGGGGGATCTCCGTTGCGCTCTTTGCTGAAGCAGCAGGGTTATCCGAGAAAACCCTCTACAACGTATTCGTTCATAACGAAACAGCCATGACCGAAATGGTGCAGCGCCGCGTCAGCAAAGCCTATAACGCCTGGCTCAATGGCGAACTGCAAATAATGATGAACCGTAACCAGACCCGTTTTGTGCAGTACCGCAAAGTGCCACAGCCTAAATTGACACGCAGCATGGGCTTGGAATTGTGTAACGGTAGTATTAAGATAAAGACGGGTATCCGTAATAAAGCAGATTACTCTGGTAGCGATTTGGACGAACAGTTAAAGGGGATGTAAATGGCTAACATACTTAATGATTATAAGTGTCAGGAACACGGTTACTTTGAAAGCTATACCGCACTTTGTCCCAAGGGATGCACTACGGACGTATTCATCGTCCACTTGCAAGCCCCAGGCATGATGAGCGATAAGACCAAGAAGAACGATAAAACGGTCAAGCAACTGGCTATGGACTTCAAAATGACCAATATCAAGTCCACCAGAGAGGGTGAGGCACAGACTGGCTACCTAACCCGCAGCAATCAACCTGCCGTAGAAACGCCACCAGAGCAAAGAGAGCCGCAGCCGCGTGATTCGGCTATCTGGGGTGGTATGGGTAATAAAGGACTTAATATGGGTTCTTTGCTGTCTGGGAAAGCCGTTAAACCAATCTATGATGAGCAGGTTGGCTTTAACCCTAAATCTAATGCAAACTTGACAGGCCCAAGGGCTGCGAGTTATATGGCAGATCAAGACAACCTTTCGATCAGTAAGAAATAATGCGGATTCCAACAAAAAACGACGAACGCGAAGATTTCTACCTTGATCTCATCTTTAAGTGCAACGTATCTAAAGATGAACGCAAGGGCGATTACACTAGCTTACGGTCATGGTATTTGTTTGGAGCAGGGCCAGAAGAATCACCCGCCCTATTCAATAAGATCTTCCCGCACATTGATCAGCTAACGTCCTTCCTCTACTCAGCAGAAACAACACGCTTCAGTATTAATATCGGTGCTTCAGTTCCCCTTGCTGAACACCACAAGATCCCCGTACTGACACAAGCCCTCAACGATGAGTGGCTGAACAGTAACGCGGATCAAGTATTTAGCACCGCGCTAACATGGGCGCTCACCTATAACTCGACGTTTATCAAGCTGATCTACAACAACGGCATACACCCGTATCTTGTAGAACCAGGTGCGCTAGGTGTATTGCGTGAAGATACCCCGTACACCGACCGCCAAGAGGCAATGGTTCAGACGTACTACATCACCCGTTCTGAATTGATGGCAAGGCTGTACTCGCATCCTAAGCGTGAATCAATACTAAGCCGCGTTACTGCTGGCGTGAACAAAACGCAATCGGATGTACCAGAGGGCGTAGACCGTATCGTCATGTCGCAGGTTAATCCTACGATGTACGGCACAGTCAACCTAGACCTGTACGGGATGAACCGCTACAAAGCCAGGGTGGCTGAAGATACCGTTGAGATGCAGGAGTTGTGGCTCTGGAATGATGAAACGGCTGATTATCAAGTCGTCACTATTGCCAGCCCCGATGTAATCATCTACGACAGGCCAGGTGAGTCGGTATTTCTGAAAGGCGAGTTGCCCTTTATTCAGGTATGCCCGAACCCGCTGTACGACTATTACTGGGGTCAGTCTGAGGTGCAGCGCCTCGTGTTTCTCCAGCAAATGCGTAATAAACGCATGACAGAGATACAAGACCTGCTATCCAAGCAAGTCAACCCGCCAACTGCGCTGACAGGGTTTAGTGGTATTTTGGATGAGAAGAACTTTGCCCTGAACCGCGCTGGTGGCCTTCTCTCCTCTGATATGCCCAATGCGAAGGCAGAACGCCTAGCCCCGCAGATGCCTACAGACCTCTACGAAACTATCCGAGAAATAGATAGTATGTTTGAGGAAGCTTCTGGCATTGGCAACGTATTGCAAGGCAAGGGTGAGGCAGGAGTACGCTCTGCCGGTCACGCCAGCCAGCTTGCCCGTTTGGGTTCTAGCCGCGCTAAGAAACGCGCCCTGATTGTAGAAGATAGTCTTGAGAAGGTAGCAACGCTTTATCTCAAGCTAATGCAAGCCTACGATCCTACCCATTTCAAGAAAGAAGATGGGATACCGTTTGTTGCGGAGCAGTTTACCAAAGACTTTGTGGTCAAGGTGGATGCCCACTCCAATAGCCCCATATTTACTGAAGATTTACGCCAACTTGCGTTTAACTTATTCAAAGCGCAAGCTATTGGTAAGGAATCTTTGCTAGACCTACTTGAACCGCCTATGAAACAGCAGTTGCTGGACAGGTTGAAGAAGATGGAAGCAAAGCAAGCTGAGCAACAGGCTATGCAGCCACCGCCCCAGGCTAAGGGTGGCAAGCCTGAACTGAAATCTGTAGGAGGCGAATAATGCCTATGAATGTAGCGCCAAAGGCTGACCAGCCCCGCGTATCTACGGGTAGCTTGCCCAAGCAGGAACCTAGTTTGCAATATCGTGTCCAGGGTTTTAAACCTACAAACACGCGAACACCTAAAAGAACTAATGATCGGGGAAGTCGGGACTAACTTAGGAGAGCAACGTGTACAAAAAAGCTAAACGTAGCCGTAAGACTCGGCGGTAAAAGTTTCCCCCCATAATGGGAAATGGTATGGCTGGCTCCCATCTGAGTTGGCCGCTTGCGTAAAGGATTACATCATGGCTCGCAAAGCTCGCAAAGGCCGTAAGAAGGCTAAGTAAGGAAATTACCCCGAGGGGCGGGTGATTAAATATAGCCCCTACTTGACTTTATTTTAAAGTGAGTGCTTACTGCAACCATTAACTCAGGATTATGTATGAGCGTACCTCCAGATAAGATGATGGAATTGATCAAGAGTCAGCGCGGTGGCGCAGCGGCTCCAGCACCCGCACCCGCTATGGATGCCGGTGTTCCGTCTGATACGGAAACGCCTCCGATGGCAAGCCCCATGTCTACACCGGAACCCAAGATGGGTAACCGTGAAGGGGCAATGATTAATCTCTCAATGGCTATGGATTTGATAGAACAGGCGCTCCCCGTACTGGGTTCTGAGTCACCTGAAGGCCAAAAGGCTTTGTCTGTTCTTCGTCAAATGTCCAGTATTCTTGGTGGCAAAAAAGAAAAGACCAAGGAACTGCAAAATGCTGAAATCATGCAAATGCTTCAAAACTTGCCCCAGGCCGGTGGTGCAACACCTGAAGGCAAGGCGATGGCCCAAGCACCCGCTATCCCTGGTATGGCTCCCGAAAGTGGGATGCCGCAAGGCGGTGGCGCACCACAACCCCCAATGTAAGGAGTAATCATGGATCTGTTCAAACCCAGGGGTGCGTCTGCTCCCCGCCGCCCTACCGACAACAATCAGCAAAACGGGCAAATTCACAACACCCCGCGTTTTTCGCAGTTCGGTGGTCTTAGTGGCCCAACCAAGTATTCCAAGAATCAGATGACCTTGGAAAAGCAGCCTAGCGCCAAAACAGGCCGTAAAGTCATCTAAGCAAAAAGGGGATAAAGATGAGTTTAGAAGATCTTAGTTTAGAAGCGCGTGATGAGTTGGCTTTGCTTGCCCGTCAACTCTCAGAGAATCCTGCTACACGGAAACAGTTTCTTAAATTGACGAAACAGGCTAGGCCAGATATGCCTATCCCTGAATTGGAAATTGAGGAATACACTCGCGCCGCAGTAGATCGTTCTGAGGATCGGGTATCGCAACTTGAATCACAACTGCGTGAACGCGATGCAATATCGGAATTGGGTAAGCGGCGCGATAAGCTAATGAAAAAAGGCTTGATTGACCGTGAGGAAGATGTTGAGGAAGTGGAGAAAGTGATGCTTGAGAAAGGTATTACTAACCATGAGTCGGCTGCGGAATACTGGCGCTGGATGAAAGAGTCTGCCGCGCCTACTCCAAGTGGCTACAACCCCAATGTCATCAGCAAATTTGACCTGTCGAAATACTGGAAGAATCCGGTGATGGGTGCGCGTGATGAAGCAGCAAAAGCACTCAATGAGTTGCGTAAAAACCCGCGGCCCATTGGTTTGTAGTAATAGGGGATTTTTTAAACTTCGGAGATAAGCTATGCCTATCGGCGGCGGTATTCTTCCGGCTTCAGGTTCTTCGCAATATAATGAACTTACCTATGTAACCCGTAGGGCGTTTATCCCGAAGCTGGTCGTACAACTTTATAACTCGACACCCCTCATGGCTGCGCTGATTGCAAATAGCCAGCAAGCATCAGGTGGTGTTTCCCAGGTAACCGTACCAGTTCAGGGTTCGCAGTTTGTGAACGCTCAATGGTCTGACTACAGCGGCTCTTTCGCGCAACCGTCAGTCCAGCAGGGTGCTTTCAATGCTGAGTTTAACCTGAAGCTGATGATTGCCCCCGTACCGTTCCTCGGTATGGAAGGTGCAGTCCAGCAAGATCACGCGGTTATCCCGCTGATTGAAGCGCGTATGAATGACGCTACAAACGTCATGATGGACGCGATGGCAACGGCGCTCTACAACAACACAACCAATACGCAACAATTTACCGGTCTGCCTCTGGCGGTTGCTTCGTCAGGTACTTACGGTAACATTGATCGCGCAACTTATTCGTGGTGGCAGTCAAAGCAGTACGCTGCTGGTTCGGTTAATCCAACCCGTCAGAACGTACTCCAGTACATCAGCGGTACGGTTAAGAACGGTGCGGAAGTTCCGTCCTTTGGCGTATGCGGCTTTGGTACTTGGACGCTGCTGGCTCAAGACTACGTTGGTCAAGAACAGTACGTTATTACCCCAGGTTCGGGTTTTGATGCAGATGGCAACGGCCCCCAGGCAGCGTTCCGCGCCCTAATGGTTGCTGGCGTTCCAATCTACCCCGATCCCTATTGCCCAGAAGGTACTCTGTATCTGCTAAATACTAACTACCTGTCGCTCTACATTCACGACCAAGGTTCGTTTGTATTTACCGGATTTGAGTCCACCCTCCCGAACTGGCAAATTGGTTATGTTGGCGCGGTTTTGATGATTGCCGAATTGGTGAACACCAAACCCAAAGCCATGACCAAGGTGACGGGCTATAACTCGCTGTCCATCTAAGGAGAAATAGTCATGGCACTCGCACTAAATAAAATCATCATTTCAGGCGCAGGTACTAATACTGCTGGCGCTTACTTTCAAACTACTACGGTTGCTGCCGTTACCACGCCAGGTACGGTTATCCCTGCTGGTGTTTATCTGATGTTCCCTACGGCTAACATAACTGTTACTGCCAATAACGGAACCTCATTTAGCACCCTCATGGCTAACAACACCGGCGGGGTAGTTATTTCGGATGGCGTAAACGTCAACGTGGTTGCCGCTTCTGCAAACGCAAACGTCACCATGATTACCGTTAATGGTGGTGCGTCCGTTTCTGGAACGTATAACTCCTAAGGAAACCGTATGATTGCGAATCATGTAGGAGCAAATTACCCCGATAAGTTTAGTCGGTATGCCATTGGCGAAGCTATTGGCGTATCGGTTACT